GATGTGACGGTGAGGCTGCTGCTGGCGCTGGAAGAGATCACGGGGAAGCCGTTCCGGGAGCTGTTCGGGGAATGCGAGGGGCGGAGATGAAACATCTCGGCGATATTACGAAGATCAACGGCGCGGAAATCGAAGCTGTGGACGTTATCACGGGCGGCTCACCGTGCCAGGATTTGAGCATTGCAGGAAAACGCGCCGGGTTAGCCGGCGCAAGAAGCGGATTGTTCATGGAACAGATCCGCATCGTGAAGGAGATGAGAGCACATGACAAAGCGAACGGACGAACAGGTGACATGGTCCGACCTCGGTTTATGGTCTGGGAAAACGTGCCCGGAGCATTCAGCAGCAACAAAGGACAAGACTTCGCGGCAGTCCTCGAAGAGATCATCCGCATCGCAGAGCCGGAAGCCCCCGATATTGAAGTGCCTGAAAAAGGCTGGAACACCTGGGGTGGCTACCACGATGAAGTGGGAGGACGATGGAGCGTGGCTTGGCGAGTGCATGACGCGCAACACTGGGGAGTCCCCCAACGCCGCCGTCGTATCTCGGTTGTCGCAGATTTTGGAGGCGACACCGCAGGCGAAATACTCTTTGAGCGCAAAAGCGTGTCAGGGCATCCTGCGGAGAGCGGAACGGCGCGTGAAAGACTTGCCGGAAACGCTGAAAGCGGTGCTTCTTATGCAGTCCGAATTAGGGGGGGCTGTGACGGAGGAGGAAAAGGCTCTTTAGTGCAGGAGGACAAGAGCGGAACGCTCGGCATCGGCAACGACCAGACGATTTTCCAAAACTGTCTGACGCAGTGGGACTGCCAAAGCAAACGGATTTTTGGCACAGAGGGAGCATCCCCGACGCTACAAGGTGGCGTTGGCGGCGGAGTAAATAACCCGGCGATTTTCTGCATGGGAACACAGCAAGGCGGGGCCGAGGTGCGAAGCGACGACAGAGCACCTACGCTGACCGCTGCGGCCGGCATGAGCGGGAACAATCAGCCGATGATCTGCGCGGCCTTTAAGGCGGGGCAGGGTGCAAAGGCGAACGGCATCGGCTACGCCGAGGAATGCGCGCCGACGCTGGGCGCGGTATCAAGCGGGACGAATCAATGTCCGTCTGTTTTGATATTTGATCGCGCGCAGATCACATCGCCGAATAACCGCAGCACCGTCGGACCGGACAAGCCGTGTTCTGCGCTGCACACCTTCGGCGAGGTTCCGGTGGTTTGCTATCAAATGCAGGGCTTCGGGGACTACCGCGAGGGAGACGTTGCGAGCAACTGCAAGCAGCGAGATTACAAGGATAGCACCGATTTAGTGGTCAGCAGTGTTGATTGCCGCAATTTCACCGAGGGGGGCGAGATCAACGGGACGCTGCAAGCAAAAGAAAGCGTAGGGCAAAGTCTGAATTTGCAAAACACCGTCCGAACCGGAATGATTGTGCGCCGCCTCACGCCGATGGAATGCGAGCGGCTGCAAGGATTCCCAGACCACTGGACGGACATCGGCGAGTGGCGCGACAGTAAGGGCAAACTGCGCAAGCCGAGCGACAGTCCGCGCTATAAGGCGCTGGGGAATTCCATCGCCTTGCCATTTTGGGACTTCCTGGCAAAGCGTATCAGTGCGCAATATTTGCGTCCTGTTACGATGGGGAGCCTGTTTGACGGCATCGGCGGCTTTCCGCTGGTGTTCGAGCGGCACAACGGCAAAGGCACGGCACGCTGGGCAAGCGAGATCGAGGAGTTCCCCATTGCCGTAACAAAATTGAGATTTGGGGAGGAATGACCATGTACATTGGAGAACCATTCAGCTGGAAGCCTGCCGCCTTTGAGGGCAGTACCGGCATTATGAGCGTTACCACGAAAGAGACGACTGCGCACGGGCGCGTCGTCTACATCAACGAGGCGCACCGCTACTTTACGGCGGAGGCGGATCTCAACGGGAAGAAGCTCAGAGAGAGCTTCATGTTTTAGGGAGGTGGAGTGATGGAACGACTGACGAAGCGTTTATCCAGTGGGGCTCCTACTTATAATTACCCTGCAAGTTGTTACTTTGGTGATGATTCTGGCCCAGACAGGATAGCGCAAAGTGCTTTTAGACAAAGATGTGTTGAACGGTTGGCCGATTACGAGGACACGGGGCGGACTCCGGAAGAAGTGACCGCGTTGGGAAACCTGTTTGATTACGCGCTGGAAGAATCGAAAACGCTGACAGAGCAGCTTGCATTGCTCAATCGCATCCGCGAGCTGGCCGAAGCCGACAAGAATGGCTGCGTAATAATCGTGCCGTGCAAGGTGGGCGACACGGTGTATTTTGCTTTGCTTGGAAAAATCATTGAGAAGCAGGTATTTAGCATCGTTGCATTTTCAAATTCCACAAGAATTTACTGTGGCGGAACCAGCGAATATTTCAGGCCAGAGGATATAGGGAAAACCTTCTTTCTTACCCGCGAGGAGGCTGAGAAAGCATTGGAGGCGATGAAGAATGAGTAAGGCTGTTATGCTGAGCATCCGCCCTAAGTGGGTGGAGAAGATCGCCAACGGCGAAAAGACCATCGAAGTCAGAAAGACCAAGCCGAAACTGAACACGCCGTTCAAGTGTTACATCTACTGCACAGTGGAAACGGCTGGATATGATGCGCTCTGGGTTCTGGACGCCCCAACAAGAGAAAAATACTCGTTTATGGCGGTGTCTGCTTACTTAGAGAACCCCAAAGGTGCAAATAAAGGAAACGGCAAGGTCATTGGCGAGTTCACCTGTGACCGGATTTATGAGCTTGCGCCCCTCAACCATGCACCGGATGACGTAGAAAAGCAAGCCTGCCTGACACGGGAAGAAATTGTGAACTACCTAAAGGGAACCGGCTATGGCTGGCATATTGTCGACCTGCGCATTTATGACCAGCCGCGGGAGTTGACGGAGTTCCGGCGAGCGTGCCCGAATAGTTGGTATTGTGAAAGCTGCGTAATGCACTGGGAAAACAACGGCACTTGCGGAAACGAGAGATTACAGATCAAGCGCCCGCCGCAGAGCTGGTGCTATGTGGAGGCGATGGACAATGGCTGAATACATTGAGCGAGAAGCGGCGATTGCGATAATTGAAGAAAAGCAAAAAGAACTCTGCCCTGTTGGCCGATATGGCAGAGGCTATGTGTATGGTTCAGACAGGGAGAAGTATGACGCTTGGGATGAGATTATTGATGCTTTAGAAAATATACCCGCCGCTGATGCTGTGCCGGTGGTGCACGCGCGGTGGGTCTCATTCTTGGACGGTGACCACATCATGCCGGAACGATATTACCGATGCTCACGTTGCGGCAGAGTAGAGAGTAGACGACAGCCGTATTGCCATTGCGGCGCGAAGATGGACGGAGGAGAAGAATAATGGCAAAGTATTTCAGAATTGCAGAGATTGACGCTACTACTTTTGAGCGCATGACTGGCGACGAGCTTGATTGCCTGCAAGTGGCACTGCTTGCGGATGATGGAAACGTGTATGTTGCTGTCGATGACTGTACTGCCAAATTCGTAGCCCGTCTTTTAGGCGGAATCCGTATCCGACCGTGCATTGCGAAGCTATGAGGAGTCCGTCGCAAATGGAAAGCGCGGAGCGGGCGAAAGATGGGGGCTTTGATTAGCCCCCCTATAGGGGCTCTATGGGGTAGTGTAGAGAAGCAGATGTAGACGCAGAGGTAGAGGTAGACGCAGAGGCAGAGGAAGAAATGTAAAAGGGAATATCTTCGATATTCAACAAAATTCTAACGTTTTCAAGTCCAAGGACGACGCAAAAGAATTTGCAGAGTATCAAAAAGCAAATCCTGACGATGTGCTCCCCATGTGTATGGGATGCCACTACAATGTGTTCAAGGAGGGTTAACAATGGCAACGGTTAAATGTGCGCGGGGCAAGCGAGGAAGCCCGTCCCACGAAATGGATGAATACATCAAGCGAAAAACTGTGATTGATCTAATCACACGTCGGTACGAAAATCCAGAAATCTGCACGCAGGAAATTAACAGTATCCCCGCCGCTGACGTTGCGCCGGTGGTTCGTTGCAAGGGCTGCAAGTATGCATATATCAATAGCTTTGCGGTGTCATCAGGCGAGGCTCTTTGCACGTTAAGTGGGAAGCCGATGCAGCAAGACGATTTTTGCAGCTACGGCGAACCAAAGGAGGGTAACCATGCTTGAAATATGCCCGATGACGCTAAAAGAGGCGAACGCCTATGTCGAGCAGTATCACCGCCATCATAAGCCGGTCGTAGGACACAAGTTTTCGATTGGCTGCTCTGACGGAGAGAAAATCGTGGGCGTGGCCATTGTCGGCAGGCCTGTCGCTCGTCACCTTGATGACGGGTGGACGTTGGAGGTTAACCGCCTCTGCACGGATGGGACGCGGAACGCCTGCTCTATGCTGTACGCCGCTGCGTGGCGGGCTGCTCGTGCGATGGGCTATAAGCGGCTCGTAACGTATATCTTAGAGAGCGAAAGCGGCGTGAGCCTCAAGGCGGCCGGTTGGAAATGTGTCGGTCAGGCTGGAGGGCTGCGATGGACGGGGAAACGCCGTCCAGAAGTAGACCTGTACCCGGCGCAAATGAAAATTAGGTTTGAAAAAGGAGAAGTCACATGCTGACGATCACGGTTAAAGCCCTCGTCTCCGCCGCTGACGCGCAAGGCATCAAGGAGCGCATCGCCATGGACAAAGTGACGCGTTCTGCCATTGAGAATAAACAACTATGGGACGAAAGAGTTAAGTTGGCGAATCGCGCCGCTGTTGAGTGCCAGCGCGCTAACTACGCAGAATCCCACCCGTGGCGGAATCTGTGGGTGTGGGTGAAAAGGAAGGTGGCACGCCATGAGTAAACCTCGTTACAGCTGGTGGGGCTATGTAAAAGCAATTATCCGCCGCTATACCCCCAATCGAGAGCAGGAGTTGCACGGAGTGTCTTTATTAGAAAACAACGCTGTGCGAAAAGCGGTGAGCGAAACAAAGTCAATGCAAGACGGCGAAGAGCGCTTAAAGTTTATCCGCCTTGTGTTTTGGGACAAGACCCACACGCTCGAAGGTGCGGCGATGGCGGTTAACTGTTCCGACCGGACGGCGAGACGATGGCATACGGATTTTATTAAGTGCGTCGCGCGGAACTACGGGCTGCTCGATGATTAAAAGTTGGCCTTAAAAAGCCATTTGCTTATGAGATAATAGGATCGCAGAGGTGCAAAAGCCTTTGCGGTTCTCTCATTTATGGCGTTTACCCCCTACGCCATCGCGGGGCGCGGTGCTTTTCATCTTTTCACACCGTTCCCCGCAACATGCCGCACGCGCGATGCAGCCCACGATCAGGGCCGAGAGGTCGCACCTCTCATGCGGCACAGGACCCCGCGCACCTCTCAACGATGTGGCCCAGCGGGGACATATGCGGCGTGCAGAAGCAGAAGCGAAAGCAATGGCTATAGGCAACATTGTGGACGTGTGGCGGCTCGATACCGTCTCGCCGCTCCAAAAGAGGAGAGCCGATGCCTTTGGCAATGGGCATAGCGCCCGCCTGAAAGTTCGACGATGCATTGTGGCTTGGTTGGAAGAGCGATTCAGCGCAAGTGTATGCCCTCGGGGCGGGTAAAGTCTGCTATGTAAGGCCAAGGGGCGGGGGCTGGTAGCAAAAATAATTTGACAACGCTTATCGGCGTATCAAAGCGGTAATAGACTGTGACGGGCGGATGAAATTAGACCGCAGCACGACAGCAATTAACGCAAGGAATGCAAGCAGAAGCAAAGCAAATGTAAGCAGTTGCAAGCAAAATGTTTACATCGCATAGCTCAGAGAGAGAAAAGAAAAACCCCCTTGTTCCCCCTTTCTTCTTCTCCCCCTTGCAACCCCCGTATTATCTTACCCCCTATAATCTCCCAAAAGAAAAGAGAGAGAGCGACATTTTGCGCGCGAGAGCGACGAGGTGATGACATGGCTGCGCGTCTGACAGACCGACAGAAAAAGAAAATACTGGCGGACTATGTGCAGACGAACAACTATTGCGCCACAGCGAAAATCAACGGCGTGTCCGCAACGACCGTTAAGAACCTCGTTCGGGCGAATGCCGACATTGTGGAAAAGTGTGAGCAAAAAAAGGAAGAGAACACCGCCGATGTGATGGAGTACATGAACGACCACAAAGACCTTGTGTGCTCGTTCATCGGCAAGGGGCTTGAAATGCTCAACGACCCGGAGAAGCTGGCGGCGGCGAATCTCAGCCAGATCACAACGGCGATGGGGACGCTGATCGACAAGTGGACGATGGTGCAAGAGAAAACCGGAGATAACAATGACGATGGTGTGATGGTGGTTATCGATGTCTAAGATACTTCTTTCGCAAAAGATCGCGCCGGCGTTCTATGGCGTTGCAAAAGATGTGTTTCAACATGGGCACACGCATTACGATTTCAGCGGCGGTCGAGGTTCGCTAAAGTCTTCGACGGTATCTATCCTTGTCCCGCTGATTCTGATGCAGAAGCAGAACCGAAATTGTCATGCTCTTGTTCTGCGCAAGGTGGCAAACACCATCCGAGACAGCGTTTATGCTCAGTACATTTGGGCAATCGGAGAACTAGGGGCGGCTCAGTATTGGGAAGCCAAGGTTTCTCCGATGGAGATGATTTACAAGCCGACAGGCCAGAAAATCATGTTTCGCGGCGCTGATGATCCGATGAAAATCAAGTCTATTAAGGTGCCGTTTGGCTACATCGCCGTGACGCACTTTGAAGAGAAAGACCAGTTTGCCGGACGCGCGGAAATCCGAAACATTTTGCAGTCGACCATGCGCGGCGGCTCGGTGTTTTGGAACTTTGAGAGCTATAACCCACCGATCAGCCGTGACAACTGGGCAAATAAAGACAGCTTGGAAGAACGCGCCGACCGACTGTGCCACAAGTCAACGTATCTGCAAGCGCCGCCTGAGTGGCTGGGGCAGCAGTTTATCGATGAGGCGGAACACCTCAAAGAGACAGACGAGCGTGCATATCAGCATGAGTATCTCGGTATCCCGGTGGGGACCGGCGGCAATGTGTTCGATAAGCTGGAACTGCGGGAGATCACAGATGAAGAAGTCAAAAGTTTCGACCGCATCTATCAGGGGGTAGATTTTGGCTGGTTCCCAGACCCGTTTGCTTTTATACGGCTGCATTATGATCGGGCGAGAGAGACTATCTATCTGCTGGACGAGATTTACCAAAACAAATTATCCAACGAGCAAAGCGCGACCATGATTAAGCAGCGCGGATATAACATCATTAGGACAATCTGCGACAGCGCCGAGCCGAAGAGCGTTGCTGACCTACGCGCAATGGGGCTTCCTGCGTATGAAGCAGTCAAAGGCCCCGGCTCTGTGGAATACGGCATGAAGTTCTTGCAACGCAGAACAATCGTCATTGACAGGCGACGCACACCAAACGCTTACAATGAGTTTGTGGGCTACGAATATGAGAGAAACAAAGACGGCGATATAATCAGCGGATACCCGGACGCAAACAATCATTTGATTGATGCGACAAGGTACGCCTTAGAGCCTGTGAGCCGTAGAATGGGAGTTATTGCATGACGGTTATCGATAAATTAAAGGAACTCGGGTATACGACAATCCCAGAGGAATTCTATACATACGTGTCCCTTTGGAAGTCATGGTACGTCGGCAAAGTCAAGGGGTTCCATCAGTACCGGCGATATAACGGGCATAAGTGGACAAAGTGCAACCGCGCAAGCCTCGGTATGGCGAAAAAGGTTTGTGAGGACTGGGCAAACCTCTTGATGAATGAGAAAGTCCAGATCACGCTTGAGGGCAAGAAGGAACAGGAGTTTATCGACAGGGTCCTGACGGCGAACAACTTCACGGTCAAGGCGAACGAAATGCAGGAAATGAAGTCAGCGCTCGGGACCGTGGCGTACATTCCGCGTGTGGTTGGGCAGGCCGTTAACGAAAGCGGCGAGATTGTGCCGGGTGATGTCTCCGGCATCGAGCTGGACTATGTGACGATTGAGCACATCTTTCCGCTGGCTTGGCAGAATGGCTTTATTTCAGAGTGCGCGTTTGACAGCGTGGTCACACGGGCTGGAAAAAACTATCTGTATTTGCAGATTCACCGGAAAGACGAAAACGGACTTTACGTCATCGAGAACAGCATTTACAGATACGAAAACGAAACGCTTGCCGACGCGCTGCTCACCGATGTTCCAGGCTTTGAGCGAATCCCCCCTGTGGTACATACGGGAAGCGACAAGAGGCAGTTCGTCATCGACAGACCGAACATTGCAAACAATCTTGACTACCTGCTTCCAGTTGGTATCCCTGTGTATGCAAATGCAATCGACGTTCTGCGCGGCGTTGACTGTGCCTATGACTGCTACGTCAACGAGTTCGAAAACGGCCCGATGATGATGATGGTCAAAATTCCCGCCACAAGGTGGGAAGATGGTGAACCGACGCTTGATGACCATGACCGGCGTTTCTATCTGCTTCCAGAGGATACGCAGCAAGGAAACGTCGTAGAGACAATTTCTCCGACGCTGAGAACCGAGCAGCTGAATATCGGCTTGCAAGACCAGCTTAATATTCTAGCAAGCAAATGCGGGTTTGGGACAAATTACTATCAGTTTAATCAAGCGGTAATGGCAACTGCGACGCAGGTAGTTAGTACGCAGAGTGAACTAGCGAGGACAAGAGGAAAACATCAAATCATTTTAGAGCAAGTTCTGATTGAACTTTGCCGGATTCTTCTTAGATTGGGCAATACCGCGATGAAAGCGGGGCTTAACGAGGACGTTGAAATTAGCATTGATTTTGACGATAGCATCTTTGTGGACAAAGACGCCGAGTTTAACAAGGACGAGCGGATGCTTTCTGACGGTATTATGAATGACTGGGAAGCTCGTATGCGCTGGTTTAACGAAGACGAAGTGACCGCAAAGGCGGCGCTCCCGAAGATGCAGGAAATGACGACCGAGGAAGAAACGGAGGTAGAGTGATGGGATTTGGAGAAAATAATGGAACTTTTGGGGTTGTGAAAGATGAGCCGGTATCCGTTTATCCCGGAATTACTTGACGCACTGCCGGAAGAACTGGCAGAACTGTTCCGGGCGCTTGAAATAACGCTGCTGGAAGAAATCTGCTCACGGCTTAAAGCTGCGGATGAGCTGAACGAGGTAACGGTGCAGGATATTCAAGCGCTGAGATCGCACGGCATTGACCTTAAAAGCATCGAAAAAGCTATTAGCAAAACAGCAGGGATTAGCAAACAAAAGCTAAATAGTTTGCTTAATGACGTTGTAGAGCGCAACCAGAAGTATTACACCGAACTTATCGACCTTGCGCATGTAACGCGTCCAGAAACGCTTGTAGACGCGGCTACAGTGGATGCAATTAAGCGGCAGACCCATGATACATTCCGCAATTTAACGGCTTCTATGGGTTTCATTGTGGGCAACACGATGTTAAAGCCCGCGCGCGCTTATCAGTGGGCTTTGGATAACGCAGAAATGCAGATTCAGAGTGGCGCGATCAACTACAATCAAGCCATCAAGACGGCAGTAAAGCAGCTTGCAGACAGCGGATTGAAGGTAGTTGACTATGAGAGCGGGCATCGAGATCAAATTGATGTGGCTGCGCGCAGAGCAGTTATGACAGGCGTAAATCAAATTTGCGCTAAATATACGGAGCAGTCAGCGCAGTATCTCGAAACTCCGTATTTCGAGGTTTCCGCCCATGCTGGCGCGAGAGATAAGCCGGGGCCGTCACCGTGGTCAAGTCATAAGGATTGGCAAGGCAAGGTTTACAGTATTCGCGCAAATGACATTTACCCGAGCATTTACGAAGTGTGTGGTCTGGGGGCCGTGGATGGGCTGGAAGGAGCCAACTGCCGCCACAGGCGCAATGTATGGGTCGAGGGCGTAAGCGAACGCACATATACCGATGATCAGCTTGAGCATATCGATGATGGGCTTGGCTGCACCTTTGACGGCAAGACCTACACCGCATACGAAGCAACGCAGATGCAGCGGCGCGTGGAACGAGAGGTGCGCAAGCTAAAGCGTGAAAAAGCCGCCTACAAGGCCGCAGAATTGCATGAAGACGAGCAGGCGGTAAATATAAGGCTGCGGCGGTTAAACGCCAAATACAAGGCGTTCAGCGCGGCGGCAGGGCTGCCGGAGCAGCGGGAGAGAATGAAGGTGCTGTATTGAACTGGGAAGAAGTCAAAAAGGCAACCGACGCGATTCTAAAGCGCGGCAACGATGTAGAAATCCGCCGCAAGGGTGACGGGTACATCGTTTTAGAGGTCAAGAAAACAATCAAATACACTTCCGCTCAATAGGGCGCGGAAAAGGGCAATAGGAGCCAACCTGTAAGCGTTCCTTACAAGTTGGCTCTTTTGTTTTATCAACACTGACCGACAGGTCGTTAAACAAGGAGATTTTTATGGCAGAAGAAACCAACGTGCAGGGCACGGGAACGACTGCGCAAGAGCAGGAAAAGACGTTCACTCAGGCTGATGTTGACAAGATGATTCAGGCGAGGCTTGACAGAGAATGGAAGAAGTACCCCAGCGAGGAAGAAATCACTGCATACCGCACTTGGAAAGACGGCCAGCAGACCGAACAGGAGCGACAGGCAAAACGCGATAAGGAGCTTGCGGACAGCAAGAGCGCTTTATCCGCTGCACAGTCTGAGCTTGAACAGGTCAAGCGTGATAAGTACGTGCTTTCCAAAGGCCTGACTGGCGATGATGCAGAGTTTATCGCGTTTAAGGCTCTCAGGATGATGGACGACAAGACCACTTTTGAGCAGGCCGTTGATAAGCTCACGGAAAATCGTCAGAAAGTCAAGTTTGACTGGACGGCTCCTGCGGGCGGCGGTGACAAACCGAACGCAAATAATGCCGCGATGAACAGTCTGATTCGCGGCGCACTGAAATAAAAAAGGAGAATCAAACATGGCAACTATGGCAACTATTGATCGTTCCGCACTTTCCGGCCTGATTCCGGAACCCGTAACCCGCGAGATCATGCAGGGCGCTATCGCGGAATCCGCTGTCCTGCGCATGGGCCGTCGTCTGGCGAATATGTCCAGCAAGACGCAGACCATCAACGTGCTTGACGCACTTCCCTCTGCATACTTCGTGAACGGCGAGGCCACCGACAGAGGCGCTGGGGAGGCGTTCAAGCAGACCACCAAGATGGCGTGGGACAAGAAGAAGCTGTACGCCGAGGAGATCGCTGTCATCGTCCCCATTCCCGAGGCTGCTCTCGATGATGCGGACTATGACATTTGGGGTGAGGTCAAGCCCCGCCTGACCGAGGCTTTCGGCAAGGTCATTGACGCGGCTATCCTGTTTGGCACCAACAAACCCAGCACTTGGCGCACTGGCGTTGTGCCTGCTGCTATCGCTGCCGGTAACGGTGTTCCCGTCGGCACCAACGTGTTCGATGACATCATGGGCGAGAACGGCCTTATCGCCAAGGTGGAGCTGGACGGCTTCAACCCAAACGGCGTTATGTCCGCTATCCAGATGCGCGGTAAGCTGCGCGGCCTGAAAGACACCACCGGCCAGCCCATCTTCAAGACCGATATGCAGGGCGCTACCCGCTATGGCCTTGACGGCATGGATATGTACTTCCCCATGAACGGCGCGTTTGATCCTGCGCAGGCGCAGATGATCGTCGGTGACTGGAGCCAGCTCGTCTACGCCATCCGTCAGGACATGATGTTCAAGATTTTCACTGAGGGCGTCATTCAGGATCCCAGCACCAAGGCCATCACCTACAACCTGATGCAGAACGACATGGTGGCGCTGCGCGCAGTCATGCGCCTCGGCTGGGAGATCGCGAATCCCGTCAACGCTTACAACGTGGACAAGGCTGACCCCTTCCCCTTCTCTGTTTACGGCAAGGGCGGCGACATCTCTGCTGTTACCGTCTCGCCCGCTACCGCGACGATGGCAAAGGGCGACAGCAAGGCGTTTACTGCTGCTGTTACCGGCGATGGCATTATCAACGGCGAGGTTGAGTGGAGCCAGAATGGCACAAAGTCCAAGATCAGCGAAGACGGCCTGCTGACTATCGACTCCGCTGAGACTAAGACCAGTATCACCGTCACGGCCAAGTCCAAGCAGGACGGCACCAAGACCGGCACTGCCACTGTTACCGTTACCGTTTCTTGATCTGAAAGGAGCTGACCCGTATGACATACGCAGACTTTGAATACTACTCCGGCACTTACATGGGCGCTGTGAGTGAGGAAGATTTCCCGCGTCTTGTTGCCCGCGCCAGCTCCTTCCTTGACTACTACACGCGCAACAGAGCACAAGACCACTCCGATCTGGATGCGGTAAAGATGTGCTGCTGTGCGCTCGTTGACAAGTACGCCATTATCGAGGCGGCGCAGGCTCTTGCTATGAAGAACCTTGCCAACGCTGCCACGAACGATGCAGAAGTCAAGAGCGAAACAGTAGGCAGCTATTCCCGCACGATGGCGACGGGCGGGGAATCCGCGCTGTCTGCGCTCAATGCGACGGACGGGGCAAAGAAACTGCTTGCGGAAACGTGCATGGAATACCTTGCCCATACCGGGCTGTTGTATCGCGGAGGTGGTTGTAGATGTACGCTCCCCACACTGTAACGATTTACAACATCGTGCAGGAGATCGACCCGACAACGCTTGATGAGGTCACGCACGTTTATATTACAATCCTGCGCGGCGTGATGCTGCAAGCGTCGAAGGGTGTGAACGTGCGAGAAAGCGGACTTGAAGGGGCTGACGCAGCGAATCTGTATATCCCGTTCGCCGTGGAAGCGGTGGACGGGGTAACAGGAAAGCCGAAAACTTACATCGGCCCGCAATCGTTTTTCAAAGCGGCGGATAAATCCGACCTGTGGACGCTCTCATACAAGGGAAACGGTGGCATGACGTGCTTTGTAAAGGGCGAATTCGTTTCGGACGACATGACCGTCGTATTGAGCCATGACGATTGCTACAACGTGACGAAAGTTGACACGATGGACTACGGCAGCCTCGATATGCAGCACTGGGAAGTTGGAGGTGCGTAATGGGCATCAAGGTTTCCGTGCATACCGATGGAATGGACGCTGTAAGGGCTGCCATTGCAAAGGCTTGTACGCGCGCAGAGCACGTTTTAGCCGAGCAGATGGAAAAGGATACTCAGCCATTTGTACCGGCGCTCACAGGCTCGCTTACACAGCGCACACGAGTGGTTGACAACACGGTTATCTATTTCGGACCGTATGCACGATTTTTGTACTACGGCAAAGTGATGGTTGACCCCAACACTGGCAGCACATACGCGCCAAAAGGCGGCACAAAGGTTGTCACAGATAGAGACTTGGTATTTAACCAGATAATGCACCCGCAAGCTCAAGCCCATTGGGGCGAAGCATCGAAAGCACAGAACCTTGGCAAGTGGGCGCGCGTAGCAGAAAAGGCGGTGAAAAAGTATGGAACAGACTAAAAAGACGGTATCGGCAGCGGAAGAAGATCAAGTGTCCCGAAAGCTGCTTGCGTGGTTAAACACATTCCCTGACAAGCCGGTTGATTTGATTCGGTTCGAATTTCTCCCCGCCGATACTGCGGCGATGGCGCTGTCCACGATTCAGGCGGCGTACATCGTACAAAAATACATTCTCGGTGGGTATCAGGCGGAATACCAATTTAAGGCCATCTACCGCATGAAGCCGGGGAACAGCAACGACAAACGGCTCAAAGCTGACGAGATGCTTAACGCCTTGGGCGATTGGGCAACAAGCGAGACACCGCCTGACATTGGCGACGGTCGCCGCGTCATCCGCATTGAGCCGACAACGCGATCCTCTCTTTTTGCCGTGTATGAAAACGGTGACGAGGATCATCAAATCCTTATGAAGATGAACTACGAGGTGATTAAAAATGGCTGATATGACCTTTAACACCACGGCTGGGCAGACCGTAGACCGCGAACTTCTGATCGCGTATCTCAACACGGGCGAAACCGGAACCCCCACGTGGTCTCCCCTCGGTACGCGCGTTACGGATTCCAGCATGGAATACGACTGGCAGGAGGATTCCTCGAAGGATATTCTTGGCACGACGCGCACGACCATGAAGAAACCCATCATCACGCAGACCTTTGACCCGTCTGATCTGGACGCTGGGGATCCCGCCATCGTCAAGGTTTGGAATCTCGCGGTCAAGGAGCAGAACGCGGCGGCGCTGGCGAATCAGGACGTGCTGATTGTTCACGCCTATGCAGGCACGGCAAAGACCGCAGTATTTGCGGAGCGTTATTCGTCCTGTATGGTCAAGCCGTCTTCTCTCGGCGGCGAAGGTGGCGGCTTTATCGGTATGCCCATCGACGTGACGTTTGGCGGCACGCGCACGGTCGGCACTGCCGCTATCTCTGGCAATACGGTCACATTTACCGAGGGCGAATAAGGAGGAAGATCATGCAGGAACTTAATTTTGGCGACGGCCTTGTAACTTACACCGTAAATGGAAAGTGCGAGGTGTCGTTTAACCCTACCGACAGCAATTTTGTCGAAAAGCTCTACCTTGCCTTTGAAGACCTCGACAAAAAGCAGGAAGGGTACAAAACGCAGATTGAAAAGATGGGAGACAAAAAGCTCATCTTTGAATTTGCCCGTGAGCGCGACAAGGAGATGCGCGAGATCATCGACTCCGTTTTCGGGGCGCATATTGCAGATGATCTTTTTGGCGGCATGAATGTTTACGCACTGGCCGAGGGCGTTCCTGTGTGGTGCAATTTTATGCTTGCCGTAATGGACGAAATCGATAATACGTTCTCCCGTGAACAGAAATTCACGAATCCGAGAATCAAAAAGTATCTCGATAAAGTTCAGAAGCATTAAACGGAGGGCGGTATGGGCTACGGACTTCCTAAAAGCGTAGAGATCAACGACCAGAACTTTTCTATTCGATATGACTTTCGAGTTATTTTGACGATTTTTGAAGTTTTGGACGATGAAGAACTCAGCGACGAAGAACGAGCTTATACCGCCCTTCGTCTCTTCTTTGTTGACTTTGATTCAATTCCCGACTACGACGAAGCGATCAAACAGCTGTTTTGGTTTATCAACGGTGGGCAATACCCTGATGATAAAAAGAAAGAGCCGGAGATCATTGATTGGGCGAAAGATTTTCAGTTTATCGTTTCCCCTGTCAACCGAGTGCTTGGGAAAGAGATTCGCGAAAGCGAATACGATCCAGATACCAACACTGGCGGTACGCACTGGTTTACTTTCTTGTCTGCTTATATGGAAATTGGCGATTGCTTCTTTGCGCAAGTCATCCGCATTCGAGAACTAAAGGCGAAAGGAAAACCCTTAGACAAGTCAGACCGAGAATTTTACCGACGCAATAAAGATGTGGTCGATATCCCGAAAAAGGTCTCGAAAGAAGAAGCGGATACGCTTAGTGCATGGTTGGGGAAAAAAGAACCGGCTCACGAATGAGCCGGTTGAAATTAAAGAGAGACTTGTTTGTTTTCATTTTTCTTTAAGTACGCATAAATTTTGCTGATTTTCTTCCCGGTCTGAGGTGCAGAGGTCACGTCAAATACAATGTATTTAACTTCTGGATCAGCCTGATATGCAAAGATAAGGTACTGACGGACAATTTTCGTTTTCTTCTTCTGTGCTGACCCTCCAAGCGCCGCGCCGATTGGGCCAAGTAAAATACCGCCCGCGATTGCGCCGCCGACGCTTGAAACGTATTGGGTCTGGATATCCTGCGGTGTCATAACAGACACATCGATTAGCTTTTCTGGCGAAAGCGTAAATGTTTGTCCGCTCGCTGAAAATGAAATAGATTCTGGGGAGCACATGGCGGAGCAGATAGACCCTGCTGCAAGGTCAAGCCCGCCGACAAGTTGTAGCTTGCACTTTACTGTTTGGATTTTAATCTTTTCGTCATAAGTCTGCGGTACGGCTTTATTAACGGCCAGAATCCCTAATGGGATAGGTATTGTTAGAAGGGCAACGCCAACCCATACTGGCATAGTTTCTTGGCCTTCTGGCGTTGTAGCAACTCCTACAATTAGGATCAAAAGAAACGATGCAAAGAAGACAACAAGGAATAACAAGGTTCTTTTCAATGCTTTCATTCTATTTCCCTCCCATTAAATACGGTTCTTTTACCATATCACAGCAAAAAACTAAAAGCAAGGTGGTGATTTTATGGCAGCGGACGGTTCGGTAGTTTTCAGCGTGGATCTGGACGACAAAGACGCTCAAAAAGAACTGAATAAACTGGTTAAAAAAATCGACACGCTTAACGATAAAATTTACCAGAAACAGCAAGACAAAATGCCGCTGGCAAAGCAGTCGGCAGAAATCGCGGCAAATCTCGATGCGGCAAAAGCGACGCTTGATTCAATGCACAGCGGCAAAGAGTTTTTTACGGCGGATTCCATCAAGTCACAGGAAAGCACTGTGAAATCTTTGCAAAAAGAGTATGACGCCGTTACAGCTAAAGTTGAGAAGATGGACGCTTCAATTCAGTCCGATACGGCAAATCTCGATAAGATGAAGACAAAAGCGGGGGAGCTTTCCGAAAAAATCTCCAGCACAAAAAACGGTGTTTTCGGGATGGGTGATGCGACTAAAAAAGCCGACGAATACATGTCCCGCTTCGTTAACCGAGTAAAGAAGCTCGCTCTCAGGGCGTTTGTGTTTACTCTTATTACAAGGGCATTATCCGTTGTTCGTGATTATGTCTGGAAAGTCATCCAAGTAAATGACGAAGCCGCAAAAGCTATTGGACGCTTAAAGGGCGCGTTGCTCACTTTGGCACAACCGCTATTAAGTGTAATTGTTCCAGCCTTTACAGCGCTTGTGAACATCCTTACAAAGGTTATCAGCGTTATTGCAAACATTGTATCGATGCTTTTTGGAACAACGGCAAAAAAATCAGAAGCGGCGGCAAAAGGACTTTATAAAGAAGCAGATGCTATCGGTAGCGTCGGTTCGGCGGCAAAAGAAGCAAAAGGGAATCTTGCAAGTTTTGATGAGATCAACACTCTGTCGAGTTCAAGTGGCGGTGGCGGCGCTGCGGCTGCGCTTGCAGATCGGCTTTCTCCCGTGTTTGAACAGTTTACGACCGACGAGTACAAAGCAAAGATCGACGAGCTTACGGCATACCTTAGCGGCGCGCTTTTAGCTCTTGGCGCAATTCTGTGTTTTTCCGGCGCAAATATCCCCCTCGGAATCGCACTTATGGCGGCGGGCGCGATTGGGCTTGTTACACTTATTAAAGAAAACTGGAACGCAATGTCTGACCGCCTTAGAGCTGCACTGACAAATGTGCTTTCGGTGCTGGGCCTTTTTGCCCTCGCCATTGGTGCAATTTTGTGTTTATCTGGCGCAAACATCCCCCTCGGCATTGGGCTTATGCTGGCAGGCGCGGCTATGCTGGGAACGGCAGTCGCCTTGAACTGGAATGCAGTAAACGACAAAACAAAAAATACATTGTCGGCCTTAATGATGGCGCTCGGAATGACCTTGCTTGCCATCGGCGCAGTGCTTTGCTTTTCGGGAGCAAACTTACCTCTCGGTATTGGGTTAATGATTGCGGGTGCAGCATCTATTGCGGCGTCGGTCGCCATGAACTGGAACACAGCCCCCGAAAAGACAAAAGCCGCAATCAAATCTCTTATGGGTTCGATTGGCGTCTCGCTTATCGCTATCGGTGCGGTTCTGTGTTTCTCCGGCGCAAATCTTCCACTTGGCATTGGGATGATGATTGCTGGCGGCGCGGCTATTGCCGCTGCATCTGATCTGGATTGGAGTGCACTTCTTACCAAGCTTAAAGAAATGTGGCAGAACATTAAACAGTGGTGGAATACCAGCGTTTCGAAGTTTTTTACTGCTGATTACTGGAAAGCGTTAGGTCGAAGGATTATTGACGGCCTTTTGTCCGGTTTAAAATCCGCATGGGCGGCTGTAAAAACGTGGGTGGCTAATGCCGTTAGCTGGTTCGGGAAAAAATTTGTTGAAGCGCAGAATTCTATTGCAAAATCGAATTCTGGCCGAAGCGGAGGATTTGGAACCAGAAGTGGCGGCTTTGGCAGACCTTCTCGCGCTCCTTCGATTAGCCGTGTCTCCGCTCCTGCATTGGCTCGCGGTGCAGTCATCCCACCCAACAAGGAATTTCTCGCCGTACTGGGCGACCAGAAGAGCGGAACGAACATCGAAACGCCGCTTGCAACGATGGTCGAAGCATTTAAGCAGGCTATGGCGGAATCAGGCGGCGGTGCAACTACGGTCGTTATTCAGCTCGACGGCAAGGAAATCGCACGAAGTACCGTGAAGAACATCAACAACATGACACGCGCGGCGGGTAAGCCCGTGCTGCTGTACTAAGGAGGGGCAACATGGAAGTCCTTATTATCAACGGCACGGACTACTCGTCCGCAATCGCAACGAAAGGATACGGGTGGAGCAGAAACGATCTCGACAGCGACAAGACCACCCGTACCAAAGATGGCAAAATGCGGCGCGACAAGATCACCACCAAGCGGAAACTGAGTTATACAACGCGCTCCGTCAAGCGTGACGTACTGGCAAAACTCGATGACGATCTGAATAAAACCACCTGCACCGTCCAATATCTCGACTTGCATGGCGTAAGAACCAGCACGTTTTACTGCTCGTCGATGGAATGCACGCTTGAGGAAGCGGCGGATGACAATGAGGTGTGGGGCGGCGCGACGTTTAATTTGATCGAGGTGTGATATGGGGCAGACAACAAGTGCGCTGTGGCGCGAGCTGCTCCACAAGCCCGGCACAGAACGAGAGTACAAATTCGACGTTGCGGGCACGGAATACGGCAAAGATGCGGAAGTGTCGCACTCTGCCGAATCTCAGTTGTTTGAAGAATTCGGCATCGGAAACGCCTGCTGCGCAACATTAAAACTGGCACTGTATGCGGACAACATACCGCGAGCCGCGACGATCAAGCGTTATCTCAGGCTTGTTAATGGAAGTCAGGCGACAGACTGGATCCCCAAAGGCGTGTTTTTTACCAACCGCCGGTCCTGCGATGGGGATTATTGGGAACTTGAAGCATACGACGCTATGAGAAAGGCTGACGTTGTGTGGGAGCCAGACCAGTCGCTTAACTTTCCGATGACTATGCCTGACGCTGTAAACATCTTTTGCCAGTTGATGGGCGTGGAACTGGACAGCCGCACAGTGCTCAACAGCTCGTATACCATCGACTATCCCGCAAATGATTACACCATCCGCAACGAGCTATGCTTTATCGCTGCGGCGCACGGTGGGAACTGGATTATTACCGATGCAGGGAAACTATTGCTTATTCCGTTGTTGTCTATGCCTACCGAGACAAACTATCTCATTACAGAAGCGGGCAGCGCTATTACGTTTGGAGGGGTGAGGATTCTTGTCTGATAAATATTACGTCGGCGGCGACATTACAAGCTTTTCCGACAATGGCAAGTATAAGCCTATTTCCCGTGTGACGTTGCTTGTGGACGACGAAAATAGCCTGACGGCGGGCGACGATACCGGAATGGAGGTCATTGCAAGTTGCCCTCACGCCACGCAGCCAATGGTAAATGCTTTACTGCAAACCATGAAAGGCTACCAGTATCAGGCGTACGAAGCAGGCGCAGCAAACATCGATCCAGCGGCAGAGCTGGGCGACGGCGTGACGGTTGGTGGCATTTATTCGCCGCTGTCTAAACTCTCTGATGATGGCCGCGGATATGCGGGCATTTCTTCCCCCGGAGAAGCGGAGATGGAAGACGAATATCCGGCTGAGGGGTACATCACACAGGAATTCAACCGTAAGATTGCCGAGACACGAACAACGATCACCAAGACCAGCGAGGAGATCATGCTCAAGGTCGAGGGCATCGACGGCAAGTACACTGAGGTCAAAACCACGCTGGACGGCCTGACGGTGACGGACGCGAGCGGCACGACCAAGATCAACGGCAGCAGCATCAAGACGGATAATCTGTACGTCGATGCGGCGAATATCAAGGGTACGCTGACAGCCGACCAAATCCAGACCGGCAGCATCCGCGTCGGCGATCTCAAGGACGGCTCGAATTATGCTACGAAGACCTACGTCGACAACAACGCGGGCCTGAACGCAAACGAGGTCAATAGTGCGATCGCAACGTACATCGACGGGACCTCTATCACAGCGCAAAAGTTACGAGGCCAGACGGTGGAACTCCTGGCAAACAGCAATACCAAAGTGGGCGAAATTTCGCTTGTGGAGACGAACGTTGACTACGGTGTCGGCATCAAAACCCTCTATGGCGGTATCAAGCTGGAATCGGCGACCAATGTATACCTAAAAGCCAGCGGCGCCTACGGTGGATTTATCACGCTGTCCAACAACATTGTGTCGCTCGGCGGCGGCGAGCTGTATATCGGTAGCCAGATGTACGGAAATATCTTACCGGCCGGTAACTGGGGGAAACTGTTTTTCCTTCGTCAGTGAGGTGACGCATGGCAAGTTTTAGTGTTAGCGTTACGGCGACGGGGTCAACGACAGCTGTCCTCAACGGCACGTTTTACGGAGACAGCTACCATAATCGAGCGCGTGCGATCTACGTGACCGGCATTCTGGGCTACGGGTATTACTTGACCTCGAACGAGGATTCCGGCGCGAACAACACGTTTACGGATTCGTTCGACGGACTTACCCCCGGCAAAACCTACGATTGGGAGGCAGTGCTCTGCTATTGGGACACCAACCTCAATCAATGGGTGGAGACCAGCTATTCCGACAGCGGATCGTTTACCACAGAGGGCGGCACTACGGGCGGCGCGGTGTACATCTACACGGATATGTGGCGAGCGTATACGCCGTACATCTACACGGACATGTGGAGACCTTACAACGCAGAAATCTACACCGACTCTTGGTGGGAGTCGGGATAAGGAGGAACTATGAAAAAGCAGGCAATGCAGATCCTTGACAGCGCATTTAATACGCTGTCTTTGGTGATGATCTCCGCGAACGACGCGGAGAAGATGGCAAAGGTCAAGGGAGAGCTGCGGCAGGCATATGCGATCCTCGAGCGGCTCGACCAGCAGGCGGCGCACGTACCCGCAGAGCCGCCCGCGAAAGCTGCCGAGACGGAAAGCGAGGTAACAGATGGCTGATAAAGCAATTTCCGACCTCACTCAAGCAACACAAATCACCAACGAAGATCTTTTTGTTTTGCAGCAGGGCGGCACAGCGAAAAAGCTCAAAGGCGCAACGCTGCTGGACTTCGTCACGCTGAGCGTTGTATCGGTCACGGTGACAACACTGCCCGCAGGAAGTTTGGCAACGGCGACCTACGATAAGTCGACTGGTACGCTGGCGCTTGGCATCCCGCAGGGCAGCAAGGGCGACACCGGTGCGACAGGTGCGACGGGTGCGACCGGTCCGCAGGGTAAACAAGGCATACAAGGTGAGACCGGTGCAACAGGCGCGACCGGCCCCCAAGGCCCCGCAGGCCCCGCAAACGTGCTGACCATCGGCTCGGTCACGTCCGGCAAGGTGGCGAGCGCGACCATTACCGGAGAAGCCCCAAATCAGGTGCTCAACCTTGTGCTCGAAAAGGGTGACAAGGGTGAAACCGGCGAAAAAGGTGCAACAGGCGACACCGGCCCACAGGGTGAACAGGGCATCCAAGGTCCGCAGGGCAGCCCCGGCACGGATGCTCCCACAATTACCGGTATTACCATCCGGCAGAGCGACTATCACCTTATCGTGACGCTGTCGAACGGCACGAGCTATGACGCAGGCTATTGCCGTGGCGCTTCTGGTGCTGGTACGGGTGACATGCTGGCCTCAGTGTATGACCCTCAAAACAAGCACCAGGACATCTTTTCATACATTGACAACGCTATCAAGGACGTCAAGGTAACTACCGACGCAACGCCTACGCAGGGCAGCGCGAACCCCGTACAGTCCGGCGGCGTGTACTCGGCGCTCGTCAATAAGCTGGACAAGACCGGCGACGGCAGTAATGTCACGGCGGCTTTCACGGCAGCGAGAACCCGCGCAAATATTGCGACGGGTGAAAAGCTCTCCGTGCTGTTCGGCAAAATCGCGAAGTGGTTCGCCGACCTCGGCACTCTGGCTTTTAAGTCCACGGTGGCAAAATCCGACCTTGCAAGCGACGTGCAGGCGAGTTTGGGCAAGGCTGACAGTGCCTTGCAGAGTGCGCCGGTTACAAGCGTCAACAGTAAGACAGGCGCGGTGAGCCTTGCAAAGGGAGATGTAGGCCTCGGCAATGTGGACAACGTCAAGCAGTACAGTAAGAACAATCCGCCACCGTATCCTGTCACGTCGGTCAATGGTAAGACGGGCGCGGTCACGGTCAGTGTTCCAACAGTTCCATCCACGACCAACATTCTCAAGGGCAATGGATCGGGCGGGCTGGTGGCGGCGACGCGCGGCAGCGACTACATCGCGAGCGGCAATATTGTCAAGCAGACGCTGGTGAACGTTGAGACCACGCCGACCGAGAACTACGCCATCAACTGGCTGTACGGCTAAGGAGGGGGACATGGCGAACAAAGCGATCAGCACACTGGCGGTCGGCTCGTCCGTGTACCTCAACGTCGGCGGTGTGCGGAAGGAATTCCTCGTGGTACATCAGGGCAAACCGAGCTCCATGTATGACGAGTCCTGTAACGGCACTTGGCTGTTGATGAAGGACATCTACGAGGATAGGCAGTGGAACAGTTCTGCTACCAACTATCTCGAGTTTAGCACCATCCACAGCTATCTGAACAGCACGTTCCTGAACCTGTTTGACAGCGATATTAGGGACGCCATCAAGCAGGTGAAGATCCCGTACCGCAAGAACGGATTCCCTATCGGCACAGACCAGAACGGCGCGAACGGCCTGCCCGCGAAGATTTTCCTGCTGTCCGGCTACGAAGTAGGCTGGACTACTAGCGACAACCAGTTTTTCCCGGTTGACGATGCAAAGCTGTCCTACTTTGAATCTGGAACCGGCACGTCCGCCAACAACAAGCGTATTGCGAAACTGGACGGCTCGGTCTCCTTCTGGTGGCTCCGCTCCCCGTACCAAGGCGGCAACGTGTGGCGCGTCAGCCCCAATGGCCACTATGACAGCAGCAACGCATCCTACTCGAACGGAATCCGCCCCTGCATCATCCTCCCGTCCACTACCCTCGTGGACGACAGCGGCAACGTTGTCCCCGTTGACCTCACCGCGCACAAGACCCTCATCAACGGCACGGCCTACGAAGTAAAGGGCGGCAAGTGCATGGTCAACGGCACGGTGTACAGCATCAAGAAGGGCAGGACGCTTATCGGCGGGACGGGGTATGACATCAACTTTGAGCCGGATGTGAGCTTGACGTGGTACTTCAACGAAACCATTGATATAACGTCGCAGCCAGACAACTTCTGGGGGTATAGTAGCGGGATTGCTGTCAGCTTTGTGTCTGGCTATTATGGCTTTACCTACGACCATCTTATCCGAGGCTACGACGACACTTACGGTGTAAGAACTTTAATCTACTATAGAAAGATTTCCGAGACCATGGAACTCGCCTACCGAAACGGCTGGAAGGGGGAGGTATACCGCACCATCACTTTTGATGAATTACCCACCGGTGATCTCTTGACGTGGCTGCAAGCCAACGCCACGCCGCAATAAGAAAGGAGCAGCACATGAGTATCTACGTAAAAGTCAACAACACGGAATATCCCGCTACGGTCAACGGCAACCTTGTTGACCGCAACTGGAACGGCCGTGATACCAAAACCATCTATCTGACCATGTCCTACGACGCCGTAGCGGCGCTGCTGCCTGACAATACCCCATGGAGCATCGTCCAGCGCGACATGGTGGATGTGCTGGACGAGCAGGGCAAGCCCACAGGCAAAACCAAAGAGGTCGTCAACGAGTACGACAACAGCGAGTACAGCCTTGCTGGCGACATCACCGACCACCGCGACGGCACCGTCAGCATTAAGATGGGCAAGCCCACGGAATCCGAGCTTTCGGCGGCGACCGTAACGGCGCTGGTCGGTCAGAGCATCACGCCGCAGCGCGCGGCAAGGCTGCGCCCGATGATCGAAGCGGCGGCGACGAGCCTGCCGGACAGCGACGCAGCAACGGCGGTCGAGCTGTTCCCGAAGTGGGTATACCCCGTCAGCTACATTGAGGGCAACCGCGTAAGCGACGGCGGCAAGCTCTACAAGTGCCAGCAGGCGCACACCTCGCAGGAGGGCTGGAAGCCGAGCACAACGCCCGCGCTCTGGGTCGTGATCGACGTTGCGCACGCGGGCACGCAGGATGACCCCATCCCCGCAAGCCGCGGCATGGAGTACGAGTATGGTCTTTATTACAAAGACCCCGAAGACACTAAGCTATACCTGTGCGAGCGTACCGGCGAGGCCGCGGGCGGGAAGATCGTCTTGCAGTATCTGCCACACGAGTTGGTAGGGAACTATTTCACGGCGGTCTAAGACCGCAGAAAGGGAGCGGGATATGGATAATGCAAAGCGCTACGATGACGCAGAGATCGCTCTGATCGAAAGCCGATGCGAGAGCAATACGCATCGGATCAATGAGTTACAGGAGCACCAAACGGCGCTTGACAGGCTGGCAACGTCGGTCGAAGTGCTGGCGACCAAGCAGGAGACCGTCGAGGGAGACGTCAAGGAGATCAAAGAGGACGTGAAAGCCATCACGGGTAAGGCGGGGAAACGCTGGGACGGGCTGGTCGACAAGGCTCTCGCGGCGCTGGCGGGCGCGTTTATTGCGTGGCTGCTGTCGGGTGTGGCCCTATGAAGAAGCTGAGAAAGCGGGACAAGTACGTCATCGCGGCAGTGCTCAACCTCTGCTGGTACTGCATTGCGGTGCTCGTATTGACCGCGCATGACAAGGTAGTGCCGGACAGCCTGACCGTCGCGTGGTTCGCGGCGTGGACGGCGGAACTCAGCCTGCTGGCTGGAATTAAAATCAAGGGAAAGGATGAATAACATGAACGAAAGAATCATCAAGCGTATCGCAAACCTCATGAGCGTCAAGAGCATCGTGACGCTGGTGCTGACGGGCGTTTTCGCGTACATGGCGGTGACGGGCAACATCTCGCAGGACTTCATGACGATTTATGCGGTCATCATCGCGTTCTACTTCGGTACGCAGAGCCAGAAGACGCAGGACGTGATCGACAGCAAGGGTGACGGCGATGTATCACAGTAGAGACATTGCCGACCTGCGGGCGGACGTGCGCGCAAACTGCGTTATCTTCCTCGACCTCTGCAAAGAGGCGGGCTTGCCCGTTCTGGTGACGGAAACGGTCAGGGATGACGAGTACCAGCGCTATCTTGCTGCGAACGGCTACGCGGCAAAGACCGCGACGAGGCCGACGTTCCACGGCGTCAAGGCGGGGCTTGCGTTCGACATCTGCAAAAACGTCAAGGGGCATGAGTACGACGATCCGTCGTTTTTTGCCCGCTGCGGGCAGATCGGCAAGCAGGTCGGTTTTTCGTGGGGCGGCGACTGGAAGAAATTCCCCGACAAGCCGCATTTTCAGTGGGACGACCATATGCGATACACAGGGAGCATGATCTTGGCGGGCAAGTATCCGCCGGAAATGGAGGAGTACATGGATCAGGCGACTTTTAATAAGATGATGGACGCTTACCTTGCGCAGCTCGGCACCAAGCCCGTCTCTTCGTGGGCGGCAAAAGACTGGGCGGCGGCAAAGGCGGCTGGCATCACAGACGGAAGCGCGCCGCAGAGATTCATCACGCGGCAGGAAGTCGTGACGATGGTCCAGAGAGCGACAAAATAACGGTGCCCGAATCGGGCACGGAAAGGGAAACGGGCGGGAGGCCTGCAACGTCTCCCCTCGCGTGAGCGCTCTGCAAGCCCCGGTGCACAGCATGGACAAGCAGCACCGATCGATCCGCGCGCAACTATCCTCTATGGCCCCCAAGCGGGCCGTGGCGTATATCTTATCGTTTGAGCTGCCAGCGGACGAGGCGGCGTGCCTTATCGAGTGCGACGTGCGGCGCAAGAGCTACGCGCAAGTGTGCGAGGCACTGCACCTGTCGCCGGAGGCAGTCAACCGCTGCCGCAGGCGGGCATATCAAAAAATAGCAGACGGACGAAGAGAGCACCGAGGTTAATCGGTGCTCTCTTTTTGTTTTTCCTCGTTGCGGTGCCTTTCCAGGTATTCTTTGGCACATTCAGCGAGGTAACTGCATTTCCATCCTTCGGCGGTATTCAGGCCGCAATTCCCGCAGCCACGGCATTTTTCAAATTCTTCGAGGATAGCTTCCGCTTGGGTTTTGCTTGCGATAAAAAAGCTGCTCATTTGCTCCGCTCCCCTGTTATAACAAAGATTTTGCATCTACGCCGAGCACGTCGGCAATGGCAATCAGGTTTCTGGCCGTCAAATTCCCAGCGTCGGATTCTCCCAGCTCCACTCGTTGGATTTGGCGGATATTCACGCCGGATTTCTCGGCGAGGCTGGCCTGCGTCATTTCGGCCATGCGGCGCGACCATTCTAATTTTGATATCGCGCGATTGTGGCAGTCGCGTCCGCAGTTGACCAAGGAGCAGACGGTGCAATCGCCGTCTTCTCGCTGGCAGTCTGCATATTTCCTGCGCATCGCTTGCCCTCCCTCAGAGTTTGATTTCCGGCGCGTAGTAAAGCACCTCGTACTCCCGATATTTCGCGCCGACGGGTTTCCTGACAATGGCGGTCGTTTCTTCTCCGGTTGCCCGCTTGATAAGCGCGTAGCCGTAAAAATAACCGTCTTCCACAAAGTTTTTGCCGGGGGCCTGTTCCAATTTCAGGATCAGTTCGTTTTTTCCCATTGTTCTTTCCTCCTTATTTCAAATAGCGATTGGTCTGGGAAACCACGGCCATGCCAACCTTGTCCGGGGTGTCGTTAAAATTCACGAAGCGAAGGACGTCAATCAGCTTGCCGGCATATTCTACGGAGTTAATGCGGCCGATTTGGAAGTCAATTCCTTTGTTCCACATTTCGATGTTTGCCTTACCGGGGTCACTGGGGTTCTCTCTCATCCACTCTAATGCGGCGATGGACTTCGCTTTCAGTTCTTCGGCCCACGCGATCTGCTTCTCAGTACCCTTCATAGTTCGCTCCTCCTTGGGTTTCCCCTCTCTTTATGTTTTTATTATACGCTAATATTAGCGTAATGTCAAGACTTTTTTGAAATATTTTTTGACCAAATATCGACCAAACGATGACCATTTGTAAGGCGCGATCCACGGTATGATTGAGGCAACAAAGGAGGTGCGGCGATGTACGACCGACTTTTAGCTTTGGGCTTTACTGAGCAAATGGCGATGGACATTTTGACACTGTTTCCTGATCCTGACGAGCTGAGAACATACGTCTACTTTGCAGAGATGTTCCATGTATAGCTATTTCAACCCAAATCCAAACGGGCGCAACGTGTCCGACTGCACCGTGCGCGCAATCTGCAAGGCGACAGGAAAGGACTGGGGCGAAGTTTATTTGTCTCTGTGC